GGACTCCGCCTTCACCGCCGCCGTACCGTGCGCCGTCTTGAGCGGGAACTGGAGGTTATTCGAGGTCGGGATGACCGTCGCGATAGACTCCACGCCCATCTCGGGCGGGGCAAGCGGGATGATCTGCTGTTCGACGGTCACCGGCAGAATGAACGAACCGGAACCGCCCGTGCTTTCATACGCCGCCGCACTGACCCCGCGAGGGAACACGAAGCCGCCCTCGGAGTCCAGGCCGATGCCCATGCTCGCGCCGATCATCTTGCCGCGAGAACGTGCCCAGGCCGCGAAGTCGCGCCGGTATTCCTTCGTGAGTTGGCGGGGAGCCGTGCTGTCCGCCTCTTCGCTTCCGTTGCCGGGGACGACCCGGCCCGAAGGGTTCTGTGCGCGAAGGGTGTTGATCTCTTCGACGGCCTTGATCTGAGCTTCGAGGCCGCGAGCCTCGGCCATAGCGTTCGCCATGTTCTCGTTTTCAGCCGTGGTTAGAATTGCGCGTCCGCTCGCTTCTGCGGCGGTCAGAAAGCTCTCCGCTTTGTTGAGGGCTTCAGTATGGAGTCTCTTGAGTTCAAACAGTTTCACGGTGATACCTCGTGGTTGATTTGTGTTCCAAGCGTCTCCCCTTCCCGTATAGGGCAAGCCAACGCGATGCCCCGGCCCTTTGTAGCCGGGGAGCTACTAAGCCTGTACTCGGAGCCTCGCCACCTCAATCGCGGCCCGTGGCAGCCCGAAGGCGGGTGCCGTCTCTTGCGGCGGCATGATGGCCCGGTAGAAGTCTCGTGATGCCTGGACGGAATCCACGAGGCCGTTCGCTTTCGCAGCGTCCGAAGAGAACATCCGGCCTTCGCCAAACCTGTTCGCAGTCGCCTCGGCGCTAACGCGGTTGCCGCGCCCCGCCGACACCGCGTTGATGAAGTCGGCGTGAGTTGCTTCGAGCCGATCTTGCATGTCAGCGGCGGCCTCTTCGGACAGCGGCTTGAAGGGTGACCACTCCGTTTTGAAGTTGCCGGAGTAGAGTTCGGTGACCTTGTATCCGGCCTTTTCGAGCATCTGCGAGATATCGACGTGCATCATGCGAACGCCGACCGAGCCGACCTCGCCGGACGGGGTGAGAACCACGTCCCCGGCTTGCGACGTGAGCCAATACGCCGCCGACGCACTCGTACCCTCTACCATCGCCGTGACCGGCTTCACCTTCGCGACTTGCGCCACGACTGCGGCGGTTTCCGGCAGTCCGGTAACTTGACCTCCGGGCGAGTCCACCGACAGAACGATATGCCGCACCTCCGAATCACCCGCCGCAGTTTCGAGGGCGCTCGCGATGCCGTCGTAGTTCGACCCGTAGTACGAGGGGCCGTCCTTACTGAGAACGCCCTGGACGGGGATAACGGCGATCTTGTTACCCCTCGCCCCGATGGTGGTAGGCTTCGCCGCTTCCCACGCCACGCCGAGGAAAGCGGGTGCGGTAATCCCCGCGAGGCGGGCAAGTACGAGAGGGACGGCTTCCGGGCGGATTGCCCAAAGTGAGTTCGTTACGGCTTCGATGCGGGTGTCCATTATTCCTCCGTTGAGCAAAGCTGCATAAGGGCGGCAATCGCGGTGCCCTGAGATTGGGTTGAAAAGCGGTCGGGGTCATTGCGGCGCATCTCCAGGTACGCGGTGACGAGCGCCGGGGAAGCGCCGGTTAGCTCCGCGACGTGCGGGCCGAAAGTGGCGTAGAAGACATCCGCGTCCCGCTTCTGTGCGGCCACTCCGGTTATTTCCTTGCGGATGATGAGCGAGGCAACACGGTGAGCGAGGCCGGATTGGTCGGTCGGAGTTGGGTCCGGCAACTGCGGTTCGGGGTTGCCGTCGCTCGCGGAGCTTGCGTCCTTGATGAAGTAGTCCAGCCCGTCCTTCCGAGGCATGTTCTCCGCTTGCCGCGCCTCGGCGGGTTGCGCCCATCCGCCTTGAATCTTCGCGTTCCAATTTGCGATCCGGGCCGTTTCGTTCGCCTGGAGTAGCGAGCTAAAATCGTGCTTCGCGTAATACTTCGATTGCTCTTTCTCATCCAACAAGTCCCGATGGATCGTCTGTTCGATCCGCGTTGCCCACGGTAATAGCGTGTGCTTCGTGTAGCTCTCAAAGAACTGTTCGGCGCTCGCGTAGGTACTCGCCTTTGAGCCTTTGCCCGAACTGCCGAGCAACACCTCCGGGTAGCGGAAGACGCGGGCGATGTCCGCTATCTGAAAGTTGCGGGCTTCCATGTACTGAGATTCTTGCGCGGTCAACCCGATCCGCTTCGCGGTGAGGCCGCCCGACAGCAACAACGGCATCCAGGCGTTTCCGCTACCGGAGTGGCGCTGCATAAAGGCTTCCCGGAGTTGCTTTCTTGTGCTGTCGTCCAGGGTGTCTTCGGTCGTCTCCAACACGAGGTCAGATTGAACCCCGTGGGAGAACAGCCGCGCGGCTTGCTCTTCGGCGGCGAGCGCCAACCCGATAGCCTCGCGAGCTAACAGCGTGATCGCCGTCCCGTCCAGGCCGTTGCCCGCGAGTACCGTCCCCCGCCATACCGTATTCGAGTCGAACGCGCCCGACACGCCGGTCAATGGGTCGCTGTACGTCCACACAAGCTCCCGCCATCTCCGAACGACGTACCCCGCTTGCAGGGGCCACACGGAAACCGGGCCGTTTGCGTCTTCGTTGATGAGGTTGTAGAAGCCGCCCCAAAGGAACATATCCATGAGCATGTGCTCCCGAAGCTCCATCGGGGTCATAATGTCGTTCGGAGCAACGTTGAGGATGCGGTAGACCGGGTGATCCGTCGCCGGTACGTCGCCGTCTTTTGTCCGCTTGTAGAGCGGAAGCGCGAGTGCAGAGAGGTCCTCGCTTATGCCCCGCATACACGCGAGGACGGCGGAGCATCGGCGAGCCTTTTCGGGCGTGACGACTTGCCCCGTGTGCGTTCTGACTCCGAGCAAGAACTGTTCCATCCCCTCTATGTCGCTTAAGGACACGCCGGTCGGGGCGCTCGATTCGTAGCCGTCCGCTCGCATCGGCGAAGGGTTGGGTTGCTCAAGATTCAACAGGGTAAGACTCATAGCATCTGCACCTTTGCCTTCGGTTTTAGGAGCTTCGCGTTATCGGGATGAGTGGCGCGGCCATACGCCATGATCGCGGCGACCACGATGTCAATTTTTTCGATGGACTTCAGTTTGTCCGGCATAAACAGCCCCGTGTGGTTCTTGATCCAACGGAGGTTTGTGACCTGCCAGCGGAACACGGGGTCTGAGTCGTGCGCGACTTCGCGCCGAGCGATTGCCCGAACGAAGTCGCCACACGGGGCCGCGTAGTTCATCATGTTTTGCGCGAACTTGACGACCCGATCTTTCTTGAAGCCCTTTTCTAGGAGAGTTTTGACAAGGCCGCTCGCCAGCGCCGGGTCGTATGCCATCTCGCGGAGGTCGAAGTCTTTCGATATCTGGAGAATCCGCGCGGCGATGTAGTCGTAGTCGGTGACCTTCCCCGGTGTCGTTACAAGAAAGCCTTTGTCGCGCCACACGTCGTAGGGGACTTGATGCTTCCGCACCCGATCCGAGATGAGGTCTGCCGGTATCCAGACGAAGGGAATGAACTCCCAACGCTCGCCGGGTTCCATCGGCGGGAACGTCAAGACGAGGGCGCTCGTGTCATCGATGATCGCGAGGTCCAACGCCGAAAAGCAGATGCGGCCCTTGAGTCGGCGGAGCGTCTCGGCGCGGTTCACCACGGGATCGCCCGCCCGACCGCACAAGTCCCAATCGCCCGTCTGGATGGCTTGATCTAGGGCGTTGACCCGGAGGTTGAGCGAGTACCGCTTGAAGGCGTTCAACGATTCCGCGTCGTTGCTCGCTTCGAGCGCCTCTTGCCGCATGTCTTCCAGCTTGACGGTTACTCCGAGGTTCGGACACGCCTTGACCCACTTCGATTCATCGTCCCATTTGTCGGCTTCCTGGATGACTTCCCCGGCTGCATTCTTGATCTCGCCGTCCAACTCCAGAATCCACGTATAGAAGCGGTCGTCCGGGATTACGACGGTCAAGACTTTCTCGGCGTAGTCGTCCAGGGTGTTGCATATCGAGGTCGTATCGTCGGCGGCGGGCGCGGTCGTAATCAGTTGGAAGAGCGGTTGGGGCCGTGACCGCATCCCGTACCGGATAACGTCGTAGGCTCCGCGCCCGTTCCACTTGTGTACTTCGTCGCCGATGGCGAAAGAGACGTTTAGCCCTTCCATCGACTCTTTATCGCGGGAGAGCGGGCGGCACTCGCTGTTCGTTTCCAGGACACGGAGGCGGCGGCAAGGCTGGTCCCCTTGCTTCACAATCGCCTTACGGAGCGCCGGGGTAGCGTCCCGCATCGCCACTGCTTCGTCGAAGACGCGGCGGGCTTGCTCTTCCACGAGGGCCACGCTGTAGACCTCGCCGCCCCGTTCACCATCGGAGGTGAGGTGGTAAATCTGTTGCACCGATCCGCGAGCCGACTTGCCGGTTTTGCGCGGCCAGCGGAAGTACGCGATGCGGAAGCGGCGGAGGTTGTCTTCCTTTTGCTTCCACCCGTACAGGATCATGTCGCAAGCAACTTGCCACGGCGACATAACCATCCGCGTCGGCCACTTCGACGGGAGAACCGTCTCGAAGAGCTTGCAGAATTTTCGGCCGCCTTGCGGATCGTAGTAGTAGGGATAATCGTCGCTCTTCGCGCGTTCGATGTCGGCGAGGTGGCGCTCAACGGCGAGGCGCACCTTTCGGCAGACCAGCTCTTCGCCGGACAGAACCCGGTCGATGTAGCCTTGCGCGATTGCGGCGTAGTCCCTCTCCACTAGAGGCACCCCGCATAACCGTAGCCCGCATCATGGGCGAGTGCGCTGTTGAGAGCCTCTTCGCTCGCGGCGGCGAAGGCATCCGCGATGTGATCCTTGCAGAAGCCGCGCTTGCCAACGTAGCGGAGAGCTACGCCGCCGCACTTGCAGACCTTCGGCTCGGAGCCGGTGCGCGGTACGAAGTGAGGTGGGATGTTCGCGAGAGCTAGTTGCATGTCGCCCCCAATGCCGTCTCTTCCTTCGGCCTTGCGTAGAGGGCTTGTGCGGCGTTCGCCGCGAGGAAGACTTCACAGGATGGGCAAGCCAGCCTTACGGAGAGTTGCCGGAGCAACCGCTCGGCGCTGTCGGCGCGGCTCTCCATCTTCAAGAGCGCGTCGAACGCGGCCATGAACCTTTGTTCCCACGTCATCGCGTCCAGGGGATTCACGGAGGCGGGCCGCCCGGAGTCGGACACAACTTGCGCGGCTGCAAGCTGTCTCCCGGCTTCCGGGCTGTATTGGGTGGGAAAGTCCGCTGTCGGGATGACTGCGGGGCGGGAAACTGTCGGGGCGTACTCAGCGTGTTGCATCATGCCCTTTCTATGGGCGGCCCGCCCCTGTTTTGCGGGCCGCCCCTCGGTCTAGGTTCGCGCTCTCAGCGCGTCCACCTAGTAGCGATGTTTAGAAAGTACATTTAGCGCGTTACGTTGTCAACTACATTTTAGAAATTATTTTGCGAGGAACTCGGCGGCCTCAGCTTGCCGCCTCCGCAGTAGCCCCGCAACGACCTTGCCCCCGGCCTTATCCCACCGCTCAAACTGTGCAGCCGCGTGAACCATGTCGCCTTTGTTGACGAGGGCTAACAGCGTCGAATGGTCGAAGTTGCCGCGCCCGCAATTGAAGGTGAAGTCCACCAACGCATCGAACTCACCCTGAGTCAACGGCACCCGGACGACCCGGTTCACTTCGGCCTCGGCGTATGCGATGTCCTCGCGGAGCCACCTCTCGGCCTGTTCCTGAGTGCAAACATCGCCGAGGCGAACGCCCTTCGTGTGCCCGTACCCAATCGTCGGTATGCCCGTGCTGTCGGGGTACGCCCGGAGACGGCACCCTTCCGATTCCTCGGTGAGGTGCAGCCCTGTGTTCGAGTAGATCATTCGTCGGCTTCCTTTCGTATCGAGTCCCGTTCTTTCGCGGTCAAGACATACGCCCGCACCGGAAGCCGCTTGAAGAGCCGGACCCATGCGCGGTGATTGCCGTCGATGATGAGGTACTCGCCCCGGCCCGCGTAGGGAATCGCGATGACCGGGAGTTTGTAGTTGACGTGCGCGAGGTGCGCTTGCCGGACTTCACACGCGCTAACCCGCTCGAAGACGGCGCGAGCGGGAAGGGTGATTGGGCGGCGAGGCTTCGCCTTGAGGATTGCGAGCGCGTCGGCGATGGCGTATTCGTAGCCGCCGTCTTGGAAGACTTGCGACTCGATAGGCCACGCGCACCGATAGCAATACTCAGCCTTCGGCATTACGCGCCTAGCATGTCCGCGAGGGATTCGTCCTTCGCGTCGTCCGGCGTAGTGACTGCGGCCCGCAAGCCGAGCATCGATAGGACCTTGATCCGGTCACGGCGGAGCGCGTCTAGGCGCTTGCTCGCGGGATGGGCGACTAACCCGGCCTTGCCCGTGATGTACGCGCCGTCGCGTTGGATCGCGGCCCATGCGTCGGCGATGTCGGCGGCGATGGTGGCCGCGAGCGACATAGTAGAGCGATGGGCGCTCGTAACCTGGATGCCGGAAGCGGTAAGCTCTTCGGCGAGCCGGTCCCACTCAAGCGCGGCCCGTGCCGAGAGGTTGGCGGGCTTCAAGGGGTGGCCCGGTACGAGGTTCTTGTCTTTCTTAGGGGTTCTCCCCATGCGTCCTCCAGACGTGGCGAAACGGGCGCGATTGGAGCCTTCGGCGCGTCGTTTTCGCTTCGTTCATCTCCCGAAAATGGGATTTATTTGAGTTTGTGTAAATAAAAG